GTCTGCCCTAACCCACTAACACTAGCCAGCTTGTTATATAGGTTAGACTGGTTAGTATTGTAGGTATTGTACTGAGTATTAAACGAACTCAGAGCATTATTAAACTCTTGCTGATACAGATTCTGATAAGTGGTGTCTGCAAGATTGGAGTTAAACACGTCCAAGTTCTTAGCTGTCCCACCAGTGAACGCCCCACCGGACGCAGACTGAGCATCAAGAATAGCTTGCTCACCTTGAGCTTTAGTGAACTGGTATCCCGGCGTAGTAGAGACAGCAGCTAGTGAAGGATCGGGGGGAGTAAAAGTGCCAGAGTATGGTGTAGATAATGCACCCCCCGGCTGTAATCCCTGCATTAGAGACGATAGTGCAGTACCCCCAGCCTGTAACCAAGGGGCTTCATTAGCTTGGGTCTGTGCAAACTCATTAGCCTGTAACTGAGTAGCTTGCTCAGCAGCTTGAGCCTGAGTGCTAGCAGCATTCTTAGACGCACTTGCACCAATACCAGCACCACCAAGAGCACCAGCACCACCAATAATACCGAGGGTCAAAAGACCGCCAAAAGGCATCTTAGACTCCCACCAGCTTTTGAAGTGTAATGATTACGGCCATTTTATGCTCCTTCAGGTCTTGAGATCCCAAAGAAGTACTGACCCATTAACACCCCATCTCGGATCAGAGACTTGGGGTTGTAACCAAACTGGATCAAGCCGTTTCTTTTAGCGCACGCCAGAGCCGATTTATTCGATTCCGGTATTACCAGTATAACACGTTGCACATTAGCAACACTACCCCACACAAATTGCTGTAGAGCCTTAAACACTCGATTAGACCTAGCACCCCAAGCGTTAGGAAGCAAGCAGGTATGCTGCTCCCAGCAAACAGTAGAGTGTGGCACAAAATACAACAAACCTAATAACTCTGAATCATCATAAACTAGCAGCTTGAGAATGTAGGGCTGCATTGGGGGCTGAAAGTTCTTGATATCCTCAGCACTCCCATGTGTCATGTTCCCAACCACCTTAGGATGAGTCATGATTTCTGTAATGATTACAGGATCACGAGTTGGCACAAACCGTATCAAGGCAGACTCCAAATCCTCATGTCTGTAAGCTCCCCACCGACTCTTGTTACATCAGTAAAGTATGCTTCCTCAACACCGCCCAGTCGCTTAAACAAAGACTTGATCTTGGTATTGTCAGCGAAGAATCCAGCTAATACCTTAGTTACACCAAGCTTATGAAGCTCAGCTAACATAAGCTGAACAGCAGCATAACCAACACCCTTACCTCTATACGCTGGGGATATCACTATCCCATGAGTAAAAGCGGACATTGGAGACTGCCTAACAGCCCCTAAATATCCGGCTAACTCACCATCCACATAGATTCCCCACGTCATCTCGTACTGAACTCTCCTAGCAAGCTCTACTTTAAATTGACACAGAGTCTTAGGGCCAAAGTCATCAAGGTTCAAATCCTGATCTAACTTCACCCAACCCCATAACAACGAGGCTTTATCAAGCGGGAAGTTGGGTGTAATGATTACATTCATACTAGCCCATTATGTACCAGTTACCGTTCTTGTACTGGATCATGCAGCCATTTCCACCAGTTACCGCAATTGATCCAGCGGCAGCACCATCTGCAATGCTTTTTACATCAGAGGCAAATCCAACATCACCAGCAGAAGCATACGCTCCAGTAGGGAATGATGCGAAAGGCTTAGGTACGAACTGCTGAAAGAAATCACACTTAATCGCTGAGGCGGGGAAACTATAGGCACCCGCCGTCGATTGGAACGAGGCTGCGATAGCAAGAGAGGTTGTAGTCGCATAAATTCCGGTGCAGCCTGATCCCGCGATAGTTATGCCTGTTCCCCCGTATTGGCCGGTGGTCATACTGACCGTAATACCAATCCCTCCCAGAGCATTTACGATAATCCCGCTGCCAACAGCCGCCGTAGTGTTCGCGACGATACTGGCGGCGTTGGCTTCGAGGGTGTTGCTGTTACAGATGAGCGTCGATTCGCTGGTGCCATTTACCTGGGTGAGGGTTAAAGTCGGATTCGCAACGCCGACGTTCGGGCTAGTGATCGTCTGGCCCGCCACTGGCAACGACATCTGGGCGAAGTAGTTTGTCCCATCTGTCCAGATCCACACGAATTGGTTCTGACAAATAGTGAATGCGCTTGTGCCACTTGCTCCATTGATATTCGCGGTAGCTGTAACAGTCAGGATGCCAGTGTTCTCACTTCCAATACATACTGTCCAAGTAGCACTTGGAGGAGTAACTGGTAGGGTAAATGTTGCCGTTGATGCAGAGTTGAGAATGACTGCTTTTCCGCTGTCTCCCGACACAATGGTGTAACTTCCGGTCTGGATGTTGACTCCACCAATGGATGATCCAGACGGAGTTTCCCAATCCAACCCATCCGTAGCCGCCGAGTTTGCTGTCAATACCTGCCCATTAGTTCCTACTGGTAGCCTGGTATCCGTAGTTCCATATACCCACACATCACCCTTTGTAGTAAGTGGACTAGTAGTACCCGGAGGCCCTGGAGGTCCAACTGCCCCCCCAGCGGCTGTAATCGTTACACCCCCTGCACTATCAGCAGTTAATGTCACATTACTTCCAGCTATAAGATTCAGCACATTCTGAACCTTGTTACTAACTCCATTAGTCTGAAATAGCACGGTGTAAAGGCTATTGATGAAGGTTACTAGAGAGTTAAACCACCTCTGCCATACATTCTTAATATCTCCATTACTACCCCATGCGGGACCAGCATTAACTGGTGCTGGAAATAGATTGTTAGCCATCAGTTTGTCCCCTGATCTATTTCCATACTGCCCCCAATTAACGCCCAAAACCCAGTAACAGGACTAAACTGAGTACCCCCATACTTAGTAGGTACAACAGAGATCGAGCAGGCTACCGTAGTTGAGTGTGATCCAGAATCAGTAATGTGGATAGTGAAGTAGTAAGTCCCAATAGATTGACAAGTGCCAGTAATAGTACCAGCTACAGCATCAATACTCATCCCCGGGGGCAATGCTCCAGCACTAATACTCCAAGTATCGGGAGGAGTATCCCCACTCACTACAGGCTGACCAGAGTAGGCAATTCCAACCTCAGCTATGTTGTTGGTGCTGGGGAAGTTACTATTACACGAGATAGCAATACTCATTGCAAACCAATCCCCTTATTTACCTCAAACTCATACAAGCTGTAGCGAATGTATTTGTTCTCATCAAAGTCATGGGGAGAGATACGGTCACGAGTCATAGTGAACCCTCCTGTTCCATCAGGATTCTGTGGGCAATTCCCGTAATCATTACACCTAACCCAGATAACCCTATCCCTACCCGCCCCACACAAAGGTGCCCTACACCGCTTTGTGTACTCCCCAACTCTCCCAACCTCAAGTTGCCTCTCATTGCTCCACGTATTTCCACCATCGTTTGAGTAACGCAGTAGCAGCTTAGGATCAAGATCAACAATTGTTTGGTCCGTGAATGTGTATAGAGCACCGGGATTACCATCAGCCCCTCTACTACCTACGATGTGAAACCCTTGACCAGTGTGTGAATTCTCAGGCCCAACATAGCAGTGAGCGCCCTCAAACGGGGCTAGGTGGTTGCCGTTATTATCGGTGAATGAGTTCTCGTGCCACACCGCATACCCTAGCTGTTGAGATGCAGCAGCATCATATGTCCATCCGGCATTAGCTGATGGGAAAATGATGCGAATAAAGGTGTGCCCCCTCCATAGAAACGAATAGGCAAAAGCATCCGAAACCTTACTATAGCTAGCCCATATTTGCTCTACAGCATGGTTACTGACTCGAATAGGGATGAGGCCATTAGCTCTCCAGAATGACAGCCCACCCCTCTTGTCCTGCCCCATCCAAAACAAGGAGTTATCAGCCTGTACAAGTGTATGCCATGCCTGTACTCCAATCTCAAGGAATGCTCCCGGCTGTATAGCGAATGGGAAGAATTGGGCACCAGCGTTATACCATATCTCCGACCTTCTACTACCCAGCAGCCACAGGTACTCTCGATCTGCTATGAGAGCACTAAGAGCGTCAGACTGACCTTGTGTATAGGCTACCTGAGTATTGTCCCATTGAGTGCCGTCATTCTCTTCTGATATTTGGATACCATTAGTACCAGTGATGATTGATATGAAGAAGTCATCAAGGAATGTGCCACCCTGCCCTGCCATGAATCCAGACACGGTTGATAGGTCTGTAAATACCCCACCAAGGCTATAAATATACCCATTACCGGATGAGGTAGTGATGAAAATCTGTTGAGCAGTGTTACTAGCCGGATTGCCAGCATTGACACCATTAGCAACCATTGAGACTGGATCACCATCATCCACAACAGTCCCAAGTGTGCTCCATCCCCCAAACTGCCCCGCTGTAGTCCCAGCCACAGTATTATATGGTGTGATGTACTCAAACATTTGAGTACCATTCACGCCAAACACCCTACCATTGACTTCAAGTAGACCCCTATTCCGTTGTCTCAAACCGACAGGTGGAGTTCCACTAAGATATCCAGCAACAGGGCAGGGATAGAGAATCTGACGAGACTTGGTTTCATGAGGGTCTTCTACAACCTCCAGAAAGAAGTTGACACACCTCTCTACAGAAGCGTACTTAGACATAGATAGGTAGGATGGGCCGATGAACCCCTTGATCTCCATACTTTTATGCCCTGTCTTTTAATGCCTCTACAGCAGATTTAATCTTACCGTTAACATCGTTAGCTGTAACTGCAAATGCTTCAGTCTTCTCAATCCCAACCTGGGTTAGCCTAGTGTTTTCCTCAATCTTCTGCTTAATCTCATGAGCAGTGATAGCAGTAAGAGCCGCAGTCTTCTCAGCTTCAGACTTAACTAGGCTGCGATAATACTCCCTGTCTTCGATATCCCACTGACGCCTACGATCAGCCTCAGCTTGTTTCTTAGCTTCTATAGCGGCATTACTCTTGTTCTTCATCAGTTGAGTAATCAAACCGGCTACAGCAACACCAAGAGTAGACACCATCACATAGAACTGGGGCTGATCTGGCATAACCAACAAAAAGGTAACACCGACGATAGTGGCTAGTCTGCAAGAGGATTCAAACATGGAATTCAGCATGTAATGATTACAGTTTAGGTGTAGTACTACTGCGAGTAATCTCCATAGAGATAGTCGAAAGGCGCACCCACCCCATTCGGATCATTGGTAATCAAGTCAGGAGTAAGTTCAGGAGTTGGAGCATTCGATGCCCACACTAACCTCTCAGCTTCAATCTTCTTGGAGTGCAACCATGCCCCCCTATTAACTCCCGGCCCCATCGTCTTCTGAGTATCTTTAGTGTTTAAGAAATACACGCGCTCTGCAAGAGCGTATGTTAAGAAGTCTTGCCAACCAGGGGGTGCATCAAAAATAGCGGTTTGACTTGCAAATTGTGGGAATCCGGGCCACATGAAGAATTCAATCTGATTACCGGCTGTGGGGAACGGGAACATCCACAGTGTCACGTTATCCTTAGTAGTCTGAACATACATCCTAATTGTTACTTGACTACTGATGTCTATGACTGGTATATCGGCAAAGTCTTCTACAGGGATGATCTGGATGGGGATACGAGTTGTAGTTCCCCCACCTCCCCCACCAGTAGAGAGCAGGATCATATTAGCCCGTATGATGCGCTGTGGGCGATACGTCAAAGCAACACTATTGATATCAGTATTGAAGTCACCTGTAGGCCCTAACGTATAACTCTGCTGAGAAACTGTGATTGCGAAATAACGATCATCAATAAAGTACTGAGCTAGCTCCTGTGCATTCCAACTATCAATCATGGCGTTGCACTCAAACAAGTAATCAGCAGCCAGTTCTGTATTCATTACAGCACCGGGGAGTAATTGACCAGAATATCTAGCTGCCTGATATGCAAGTTGTAGAAATTGGAAAGACACTACTACTGCCCTCTAGCAGCTAATGCAGCCTGAATAGCCGCCATCTGATTAGGGTTACTCTGTGGAGTTGGAGCAGTCACAGACTGAAGTGGAACCATCTGAACTTTAGAGTTCAAGTCTCTAACAATCGCAAGAGCTTCCTTCAACTGCTGTGCTCTCAGTTCAAGAATCTGAGGACTGACAAGATTACCATAAGTCGGGGCAAGCTCAAGCTGCAACCCAATCAGTATGGCCTTGTAGTAGGCTGGAGGAAGTGTGGCACTTGTAGAGAGTAGAGCAAACTGTTGAACAACCGTCCAAGTCCCAAGCTCAACCTGCGTAGTAGCAGTCGCTAAAGGGATAGGATGGAAGTTCAGGTTAGAGTTAGGCTCAATTGGATCATAGTACAGTTTACTGGGAACTGTACCAGTAGCGCCAAGATCGGGTGTTTCAGCCCAATCTTTCTCAGTTACTATATCAAGTGGGAATCTGAGTAATTTACCACCAACCGTAATGATAATAGTGGCAGTCTCAATCTTGATCGGACGAGGGACGTTAAAGGGGGATGTTGCGGTTGGCCCTATTGCAAACGTCTGAGCATTACTTAAAGCATAAGACGCTAGAGCAATCTCATAGGTCAAATCTCTAGCCCCACTCCAGGAATCCAGCATGATGTTGAGTTTAGTCAAACCATTGCTGGATTCTGAAGGGGCTGGAGCTTCACCCGGAAAGTAGATGCCCATGTCAATCAAGGCTTGGGTGATGATAGTCTGGGCTGTCATGGGATACCTTCCTATTTTCGTTTCTTGCTAGTCGTAGCTACTTCTTCCTCATCTTCTTCAAGAGGATTCCTACTAGTCTGCCTGTCAGCATTCTGGGCTTCAAGTATTGAGAAAAGCTGATCCAGCCTATCTTTAAGAGCCTGATTCTCTGCTTTCATCTCTTCCATAGCCAACTGATTCGGGTAGTTATCAGCAGGTTGCTCTGTAATGATTACACCCTTCTCAAGCTGTTTTTCAAGGGCAAGTCGTGCAGCACGTTCGCCTTTGATCTCGGCAGAAAGGCCCTGCATAGCCTGTTCATCAGTGAGCATAAAACGTTTCTTACGCTCAAGGGGAGTTTCAGACCATAGACGAGTAGAGAGAGCTTCCATATGTTCCTCTCTATTCCTAACATCCTTATACTCCCCCTCAGTTATAGTTGAGTGCAATTGGCGTGGGTATGGGGGATGAGCAGACGGTGAGTAGTGAGGACGCCTAGCCCTCTTATCAAACTCCCCATTCTCATCACACGCTAATCTTCCCCTACCTACAGGCAAGTGGCGGGTCTTCTCAAAATCCATAGCATTAAGCGCAATAATGCCATTCCGTTCATGGGCATCCATCACGTCCCGATGAGTTTCCTTGATACTCTGGAAACTTGACTTCCTCTTCAGGCCGGGAGGCGCACCCTCCACGTATCCCGGCCCTTCGTAACTATTAATTTCCGGCATTGTTAGTCCCTTTTGATTCCGTCAGGGTACTTCTCACTCTTCTTAACAATCTCAAGAGGAGTGTTAGACCAGTCACCTGTAGCCATTACAGTGTCAAGCTGTTTCTGCGAAGTGACTAGCATACTGTCCCCAACTGTGTGTACAGAATGTACATGAACAGGCTCAAACTCACCTTCCATCAGAGGGCAGTGCTTATACCCATCAAGCATGACCTCAGACTGGATTTCATTATGGGCGTTATGGTTAGCTTTATCCTCAGCAACCGCAACATCAAAGTCGGTTGAGGCAGGCTCAGAGTATCCAAGCCCCATATGCCGATTCGAGAAGTGAGTAGTCTGCCTGCTCAGAATACTAGAGGGAGGATTGTGCAGACTCCCAACAGTAACTGCTTCAGGTTTGCTAACTACAGTCTGAACAGCATTCTCATAATTAACCAGGTTGAGTTGATTCGGAGAACCCTCAATTACAGGGTTCTCCGATACTACAGTAGTTTCTTCCATGTTTTCTCCTTACTGTGATAAATCTAACCAGTAAGTTCCGTTATACAGCAACTGAACAGTACCAGTTGCGGCATACGCAGTACCTATGGTGTTTGCTTGGTTGAAATGTGACCTAATAGCTACCGCAGTAGCACTATTGAGTGCAAAGGTATTTGCACCAGCCTGCAAGGTATGACCAAGAATAAGAGTTACGCAAGCTCCAGTAACCTGTGGAAGACCCGGAACTAAAGCAGTAACAGCATTGTTAGCCCCAACATCAGTAGCAGCATAACAGTGTAAACCACTAGACCCACCATTGATAGGAAGCTGAACAGCAGTCCATGTGTTCAATCCCACGTTACCAGTAACAGCAGAGCAGTTGAATGCCCAACCAGTCTGTGAATCCTCACGCTGAGATCCAGCGATAAGGATACGGGGGAGATAAGGCTGCGTAGTAGGCACACATGGAGTACCGGAGATAGGAGCATCATAGGTGAATGGTGATCCTACCAAGGAACTCGGAGGTCCAACCCACACAACAGCAGCATTTGCGTGAGAAGTTTGGCGTGTGCCATCCCACCCACGAGAGACAATCCAGCAGGTAGAGCTAGCAGTAGCAGCCTGTACCATCATTGCCTCATGATCTATCACAAGTTCAGTCTGGTTAGTGCCAGAATAGCCCCCAGCAAATCCAGGCGCTACAATTCCGGTTGAAGAAGCGACGCAGATGGTTGAGGTAGGTGTCTGACCTACTGTAGAAGTGACAGCAGCACTAAGCGTAGTCTGAGTAGTAGTAGCCTGACCAAAGCAAACTACCGCCATCAAGGGAAGAGAGATGAGAAGTTTATTGAAGGTATTCATTGTTTTTCCTTTCTGTCCGTAATCATTACACTTTACTGAGAGACGCGGACAGAACCCTCCAAGTAACTTCCTGTGATCCCGTACACCACATCAAATCGACCGATCATCATATCCCGCACCCCATCATACTGCATGAGGTAACGCATATAGATACCAGTATCTTCGTCTTTCTCCATGTATGCCTCTTCAACCGCTGTGGGAACTTCAAGCGGAACAAAGGCAGCAGAGAAAGCAGACTTCTCGAATGCAATACCAGTCGGAGAGTTAATAGCCGACCCGCCAGAAGTAGCACCAGCAAACACGATTGCAGAATTAGCAGCCGGTGAGTTGGTTACATTCTGGAACTGGCCAGAAGGGATGATTGGAGGATAAATCTGGACAGTAGCCGAACCCGCTGTATCAACAGCAGACGCAGTAAGAACAAACTGCTGAAGCTGACCAGTAGACTGACGATTCTGAGGATTGACAGCGAACACACCGCCAATCGTGAATACATCCCCGATATTTCCGACGAATGTGCTAGAGGTGAATCCACTTAGATTAAGAGAAGATCCAGTCTGCCCACCGCCGCTGACTACAGGAGTTCCAGTATAAGTACCGAACGCATAAACGTTGGTATTCTCATCCTTGTAGAACTCGAAATCGCAGAACTCACCCTGCAATCCTTTCCGATATGCCTTAGAAATCTCAGGCACCGGATTGAACAGAGTCAAGTTAGTAGTCGCAAGCTTGCTAGACATCAGCGAGTTGTAGACTACACAGCGATTATCCGTGGGGAATGCCATCTGATCAAGTAGCACTTGAGCACCAGCATAAATCTGCTGAGCAGCAGAGCCAGTTGCAGGAGTACCAGGAGTACCAACCAGATTGGCAGTAGATAACGCCATATACTTTCCAAAGTTATAGTCAACCTTGTTGGCAATAGACGTAGCAGCAGGCTTGAGATAACGGGCAGTCATCTCTTCAATAGACAAAGCACGTTCGATGCTGCTGAACTCAAAATCTACGCCATGCTGAAAGTTGATTGTGAGCGGGACGAAGGTATCAGTCAGACCCTCAGGCGTCCATGCCTGACCATCTCGACCGAGGAAGCGGGCAGGCCGACGAAGCTGCTCAGTCGCCCCAATCTTCATCCGTTTATTGCCGAAGTCCTTCTCAAACATCCTATCGACGTTGGGAACGAATCGGGTAGTGTTTTTGAGGATAATCAGCGGAAGCTGAGTTATCATCTGCGGAGTGACCAACGTATTTGTTGGCATTGCTTTTAGCCCTCTTCTGTCTCACGACAGTAGTGAGGCCCCGTTAACAACCAAGTGTAATGATTACAGATGATTGAACTTGCGCTTCACAGCGTTAGTCCGGTCAGCCCCTACGCCTTGCATACTTAGGGTCTTGCATCATTAACATTTCCCGTTCCTTAAGAGACATGCTCTCAGGATCAGAATACGTTTTAGACGATGGAACCCCGCCTGACAACTTCTGGGGAAGTTCCGGTTTGACCCTTTGTACCTTTGTAGTGTCTGCACCCGAAGCAGTTATCTGCGTAGTGCTTTCGCCCGAAGAGGTACTTGCTTTTACTTCTTCTGCCTTAGTCTTAACTGCCTCATCCTTTTTGGAAGTAGCAGCCTCAACCTCAATCCTTGCCTCAATCTTCCCAATGTAGTTTTGCGCTTTGACTGGGTGCATCACACTCAGCTTAGCCACATCATCAGGATGACTCGATAAGTATCTTAGCACAGATGTTACATCATCTGCATTAGAAACTGCAACCACTGCAATCTCAGAAAGCTTGTTGATCTGCTTAGCATCGGCAGGGTTTTTTGCAAAGTGGTAAAGAAGCTCAGGGTCGGCATCCATAATCACACCTAGCAACCCAGGTTCAAACACTACTTTGGTGTTGGCCGCAATCGTATCCCAGTCTTCATGTTTGGCCTTAGCTGCTGCAATACGAGCTTGGAAATCAGCCACCCTTGTATCCCACGCTTTGGCTTCTTCATTTTTCTGAAAGTCTTCTCGAACTTTCTTAAGTGCAGAGTCTTGCTGTTCTTTATCGAACTTACGAACGGCTTCAAAGTACTCCGCATCAGTAGTATAAGCCTCCCGTTTTGGTTCTGTAATCGTTACAGTCTCAGTCTTAACTACTGGCTTATCTTTAGACTCTATAGCAGCAAGCCTAGCCTCAAGAGCACTCCTAGCATCCTTCTCTTCACGCAACCGTGCCCTCAACTTACCAAGATCACGATCAGCCTTAGTCCTAACTACTGGTTCATCAGCTTTAGCAGGCTCAACCTTAGTTTCAGTCTTGGCCTCAACCTTTACTTCTGTCTTGGGTTCTTCTTTCTTGACTTGGCCGGGGAATAGCTTATCCATATCCCGGCCCCGATCTTTGTCCCACTTCTCATGATACTGCTTCTCTACTTCTGCCAAAGTCAGTACTTTGGGTTCTTCAACTGTAGTAGTTGTTACACTACCCGGAGTCTCAGTCTGTTTTTCCATGCGTTCAGCCTACCATACCTTTCAAAGTGTAATGATTACTGCCCACCAGTCATCAACTTAATAAGTGATGTGGGTGTTTTTGGTACAAGAGGGCCACTCTCTATATACCCTTTTCTAAGATCATCAGGAGCTACAGCTAAGATCTTGTTAACCCCCTGTGGATTAGTCTGCGCCACAGTATTAATATAGGCATTAAACTTCTGCTGTCTAGTTGCCTGATTACTTACCTGACTACTAACATAGTCTGGGGAGAATGGGTGAAACCTACCCCCACTATCTGTCCAACCCCTACTAATCTCTTGACTAGGGCTTGAGAAAGCGTAGGCAGGTGCCTCATGTGGGCCATACCCATATCCAGTATTCAGTGTCCCATCTCCAGGATTAGCCGCCCCTATGGGTAGAGTAGCCATAACCTGTTGTGGGTTAGGTTGATTCTGTAGAGCTAATTGTCCTTGGTGTATCCTTTCGTGGGTTACTATTTTGGGGTCATCAAATGCTGCCTGAGTAAATGCACTTCCATCAGGGCTGGTATAAGCAACAGCCCCCATACGGCCTATGAAGTTACTAGCATCACTCCCATCAGGATAAGCAGTCTCAATTTGGCCTATAGGAGACACACGGCTAGCCTTTAACCATTGGAATAGGCTATTTGGGTCCAAGTCAGCTAGCGTGAATCTACCCTTCTTATCGGGCATATGTAATGATTACGTTTGTGTTGCCGGTTCAGGTTCAGGGGCCAAATCAGCCTGCTGTTGATTCTGCTGCAAGGTATTAGCGTGATCCTGCAACATCTGCTCCATAGTCTGACCATGTTCCTGATCATTAATGTTCAACTCGTGCTGCCTATCAACAGCACTTGAAGCAGCGTCGTGAGCAAGACCTAGCATATGCTCAAAACTATCCTGATCTATTTGTGCCCTATCACTACCCGCCTTAACTTCAGCAGCACCTAACGTTGCCAGAGCTTGAATAAGGGCTACATGCTCTTTAGTATCACCCTCAATCTTCTTAGTCTGGATAACCTGGGATAGCTTCTGTACAACTTGCTTGAGTTGCTGATTCTGCTGCATTGCCTGAGCAAGTTTAGCTGTAGCAGCCTGGGGATCATTGGCATCCCGATACTGAGGTGGAATCCACCGATTAGCAATTTCATCACCAAGCGGCCCAAGATCATTAAGCTTAGCAATAAGATCAGCCGCAGCCGCCACAAGCTCAGGGGGCAGGACTTTAATCAAGCCCGCAATCTTCATTGCAGCCGCCTGGCGCTGGGATGGGGCAGAAGGGCCAACATCTACTGTATACGCAAAGTTACCCTGTGCAATGTTGTAGATTCTGGAAGTCTTCTTACCGTCAGGCGTGGAATGCTCAAATGTCTTATTAATCTCAACCTCTTCTGGTGAACCATCAGCACGTAAAATCTTAGTTACTTGAGGGGCATCATACTCCTGCTGAACAATATCAGCTACAACGCGGTAATAGTGCGTGAGTGCTACTGTGAGTGAATCAGACCAGTGATAATTGCCTTCAGTAGACTGTTCCTGAAGCTCTTGTATGGCCCTTCCACTCTGATCTGATTTCTGTTTACCCAAGGATGGATCGAAGATGCTCGTTGACCTCTGTATTGCATTGATACAGAGATTGCAGAAAGCGAGGAATGCTTGAATTGGTGGCTCCTGAATGTTTCTCTTCGGAGCTTCAGTAAACACCTGCCCATTCTTT